CGAGCAGGGGAAAGGAAACGGTAAGTCGCCGTTGGCAGGCGGGATAGGGCTGCTTGGGCTGACCGCAGATGGTGAAGCTGGCGCCCAGATCTACGCTGCTGCGGCCAAGAAGGAGCAGGCAGGCATTTTGTTTGCCGATGCTGTGAAGATGGTGAAGGCTTCTCCCAGCCTGAAGAAGCGCCTGGAGTTCTCGGGCGGTGAAGGGCGCGAGTACAACATTGCGTACCACCGGAATTCGAGCTTCTTCCGGCCAGTGTCACGCGATACGGGCAAGACTGGCTCCGGCCCGCGTCCGTATTTCGTGCTGGCGGATGAAGTCCACGAGCTACCGGACCGGAAGATCATCGAGATGCTGGAGCGGGGCTTCAAGTTCCGCCGGCAGCCGTTGCTGTTCATGATTACGAACAGCGGGTCTGACCGTAACTCGGTAGCGTGGGAAGAACATGAGCATGCCGTGAAGGTAGCGGCGGGTCATACCGAGGCCGTGAACGACCCCGTGTTTGTTGGGGATGCCTTGGATGACACGACGTTTAGCTACGTGTGTGCATTGGATGAGGGCGACGATCCTTTAACGGACCCGTCTTGCTGGGTGAAGGCGAACCCGCTCCTGGGTGTGACGATCACCGAGACTTATCTTGGCGACGTCGTGGCTCAGGCGAAATCAATCCCAGGGCAGTTGAATGGCATTCTCAGGCTTCACTTCTGCATCTGGACCGATGCAGAGACGGCCTGGATGACGCGGGCAACGTTGGATCCGGCGCTGGCGGAATTTGACCCGAAGGTACATACAGGCGAGCAAGTCTGGATCGGTCTGGACCTATCCCAGAATCGGGACATTACCGCCTTGGCGGCAGTGACCCAGACGGGAGTGAATGCGCAGAACAAGCCTCTCTTTGATGCTTGGATTGAAGCGTGGACGCCAGGCGACACGATAGCGGCGCGCGAGTTGCGGGACAAGATCCCATATACCGTGTGGAAGCAGCAAGGGTTCATTCATGCCCCGCCAGGCGAGAGCATCAACTATCGGCACGTTGCACAGACGCTCGCAGAATACGCGGAGCGATACGACGTGCAACTGGTGGCATACGACCGATTCGCCTTCAGGCGTTTCGAAGAAGATGTTGAAGAAATCGGCCTAAGCTTGGAATTCATCGAGCATCCGCAAGGTGGTCTGAAGAAGGGTAAGCCCAACGAAGCCATGATCGAGGCAGCCAAGGCGAATCAGGAGACGCCTGAGGGGCTGTGGATGCCTGGATCTGTTCGGTTGCTGGAAGACGCGCTGCTAGAGGGTCGGATCAGGCTTCGAAAAAACCCTGTCCTGATCTCCGCAATGATGTCTGCGGTGACCGAAGAGGACAAATGGGGCAACCACTGGTTGGCCAAGACCCGCTCAATCAACAAGATTGACGCTGCTGTGGCCCTAGCGATGGCTATTGGTGCCGCTAGCACCGGCGTTTTGAAGCAGAAGACTTACAGCGTCTTTTTCGTCTGACGTTGAAATACACAACCAAGCCCGCCCAGAGCGGGCTTTTTGCATTGGGGGCCTGCATGCCTGACAAGCTCAATACCCGCGCATACAGCCTCTTGGAAATCAAGGCGCTGGACGAATCGAAGCGCGAGATCACCGGCATTGCGACCACGCCGGAACCTGATCGCGTGGGCGACGTCGTGGAGCCGCTGGGCGCCAAGTTTGCCGCCGAGTTGCCGCTTCTGTGGCAGCACCAGCATGACAAGCCTGTCGGCACCGCCAAGTTCGGCAAGCCCACCAAGACCGGCATTCCTTTCACCGCATCGCTGCCAGTCATTGACGAGCCGGGCGCCCTGAAGGATCTGGTCGACATGGCCTGGCAGTCGGTGAAGGCCAAGCTCGTGCGCGGGGTGTCGATCGGCTTTCGCGCGATCGAGTACAGCTTTATCGAGAACGGCGGCGTGCGGTTTTCGGAGACTGAGATTTTCGAGCTCAGCCTGGTGACTATCCCGGCCAATGCGTCCGCCTCCATTCACAGCATCAAAAGTATCGACACCGCTCTGCGCGCCGCGTCTGGCAATGAAGCGCATGGCGATGAAGAAGCTGGGCGAAAGCCCGTATCTCCCGGCGTCTCGGGAACCAAGAAACAGCCCGCCACTGGCGGGTTTTTTTATACCCGAACGAAAGGGAAACAGACCATGAACGTGCAAGAACAAATCAAAGCGCTGGATGACAAGCGCGCCGCGCTCACCAACGAGCGCACCACCATTCAATCCAAGGCGGTGGACGAAGGCCGAACCAAGGATTCCCAAGAGCAGGAGCGGTTTGCTGAAATCACCGCTGAAGTGGACGCGATCGACAAAGAACTGATCGATCTGCGCGTCATGGAAAAGGACCTCATCGCCGCTGCGAAGCCGGTGAAGGGTCATACCGAGAAGGAAGCCAGCGATTCGCGGGGCATGCTGCCGGTCTCGGTCAAGGACACGACCAAGCTGGAAAAAGGCATCGAGTTCGCGCGCTTTGCGATGTGCCAATTGGCCGCCAAGGGCAACCCGGAAATGGCCCTGAAGCTGGCCAAGAATCACTACCCGCAAAACGAGCGAGTCGTCAAAGCGCTGGAATTGCAGGCCAACGGTCTGAACCTCGGTATGTTGATGAAGGCCACGGTAGAAGCCGGCACGACGCTGGACGCGACCTGGGCTGGTCCGCTCGTTGACTACCAGAACTTTGCCGGGGACTTCGTGGACTTCTTGCGTCCGCGTACCATCATCGGCCAATTCGGCCAAGGCTCGGTACCGTCGTTGAACCGCATCCCGTTCAATGTCCGCATCGGTGGCCAGACGACTGGCGGCAATGCCTACTGGGTGGGTGAAGGCGCGCCGAAGCCCCTGACCTCGTTCGACTTCACTGCCACCGAACTGCGCTGGAACAAGGTCGCAGCGATCAGTGTTCTGACGAACGAGCTGATCCGATTCAGCAATCCGAGCGCGGAACGTCTCGTTCGTGATGGTCTGGCGGCGGCGGTCATCGAACGCATTGATATCGACTTCATCGACCCGGCGAAGACCGCTGTGGCGAACGTTTCCCCGGCGTCGATCACGAACGGCGCCACCGCCATAGCGTCCAGCGGTTCGGACGCAGCCGCAGTGCGCGCAGACATTCAAGCGCTGTGGGCTCCGTTTATCACGGCCCGCAACGCCCCGCGCAATGCCGTGTACATCATGGACAGCACGACGGCTCTGGCCTTGAGCCTGATGCAAAACCCGCTCGGTCAGTCGGAATTCCCCGGGTTGACGATGAACGGCGGTACGTTCATGGGTGTTCCGGTCGTAGTCTCCGACTACCTGCCCACGAGCTCTGCCGGCGGGATCGTCGTCCTGGCAAACGCCTCCGATATCTGGCTGGCTGACGATGGCCAGGTCACGGTAGACGCTTCGCAAGAGGCTTCGCTTCAGATGCTGGACAACCCCACCAACAACAGCGGCACCGGTACGGCCACGTCGTTGGTTTCGATGTTCCAGACCAACAGCACGGCATTCCGCGCTGAGCGCTACATCAACTGGGCGCGCCGCCGTGCCTCGGGTGTGGCCTATCTCACGGGCGTGAGCTGGGGTGCCTAACTAGCCTTCTGGTTCAAGGGGCCTTCGAAGGGAGGCCCCTTCTACAAGATGGAAAGGGATAACAATGAACAGAGTCACATTCACCTATAAGAATGGTCGTGAACGCGTTATGTCCAAGCGCGACGCAGAAATTCTCCAGGCCTTGGGCCATGGCGTTTATATGACTCGTGATCTGGTCGCGGATCGTACAGTGGCGCCGAGCCAGAATGCGTCTGACGCCAAACCGAAGCGCAAATACACGCGCCAACAAAAGGTTATGGGATGAAGCTCGGGGTGCGTTCGCTTCTGTCCAAGTGGCTCGCGCCTGTGGACGGTCGTGGAAGAGGCGGCTGGTGGCCGTTTGTCCGTGAGCCGTACCCCGGTGGCTGGCAGAAGAATGACGATTGGACGGCTGAAGACTTGCTGTGTTCGCCCATCGTATATGCCTGCATAACCCTTATTTCGAACGATATCGGTAAGCTGCGCACGAGACTCGTAGCGAAGGATTCAAACGGCATTTGGTCAGAGGTAGAAGGGAACTCTCCATTTTGGCCGGTTCTGCGCCATCCGAACCGTTATCAGAACCACATCCAGTTCAAGCAGTGGTGGATCATGTCGAAGCTTCGACATGGAAACACCTATGTCTTGAAGGAGCGTGACGCGCGGGGCGTGGTCATGCGCCTTCACGTCTTGGACCCTTGCCGGGTGACGCCCCTAGTTTCGGATGATGGGTCGGTTTACTACCAGTTGAGCCAAGACAACCTTGCTGGCGTGCGCACTGCCAGCGAAACGGTCCCTGCCAGCGAGATCATCCATGACCGGATGAACTGCCTATACCACCCGTTGGTCGGCATCTCGCCCCTTTTCGCAGCTGCCATAGCGGCGGGTATTGGGATCAAGATACAACGCAACACCGCGACATTCTTCGGCAACAACGCGAATCCAGGTGGGATTCTCGTTGCGCCGGGCAATATCACTGCCGAGAACGCTGCCGCGATCAAAGCAGCTTGGGAGACTGGGTATTCCGGAGTGAATGCCGGGAAGGTGGCTGTGCTGGGCGATGGCATGAAGTTCGAGCCGATGAGCCGCAACGCCACAGACTCGCAGCTCATTCAGATTTTGAATTGGTCTGACGAGCGCATTTGTTCCGTGTTTCATGTACCCGGATACAAGGTCGGCGTTGGTCAGGCCCCCAGCTACAACAACATCGAAGCGCTTGACCGCGGCTACTACTCTGGCTGCCTACAGTCCCCCATTGAAGAGATGGAGGCATGTCTTGACGATGGCCTGGGTCTGGATGGAGTGAGCAAGGGAGTTGACCTGGATCTGGACGGCTTGATGCGTATGGACACTAAGACCCAGATGGAAGCGCTGAAGATTGGCGTGGACGCCGGGATCATCGCGCCGAACGAAGGTCGCAAGCAAGTCAACCTGCCGCCGCTGGACGGTGGCGATACCGTCTACATGCAACAGCAGGACTTCCCGCTGGATCAGGTCCGGCAGAACAAGATCGTTCAGCCGTCCCAGGAGCCGGCTCCTGTGTCGGAACCGGCGGAAGTTTCGGATGAAGACAAGTCGCTGATCTTGGAAGCCAAATCCATAATCGCGACCCAGAAGGCAATTGAAGCCATGCGAAAAGCCGCCAAACCGGAGCCAGCCCATGTTTGACCCCGAGAAGTTCGGCCAAGCGATGGGCGAGGCTATCCGCCAAGCCGTCGAGCCGTTGCAGAAGCAGATCGCTGAACTGACGGAGAAGCTTGCCGAACGGCCCGACCTCTCCGAGGAAATCGCAGCCGCCGCCAAGGCAGCCGTGGATAGCATCCCGAAGCCCAAGGACGGGCTAGACGCTGACATGGCGCAGGTCGAAGCGCTGGTTGCAAAGGCAGTGGGTGCGCTCCCCCAGCCGAAAGATGGCGCGCCGGCGGATATGGACGCCCTACGTGAGCATCTTTCGGAATTGGTGGCGAAGCTACCTCGCCCGGCTGACGGCAAGTCCGTCACCGCCGAAGACGTGGCGCCGGTTCTGGAAATGCAGGTGGCAAAGTGGGCGTTGGAGTTTGAACGGCGCGCCCAAGACACGCTACAGAAGGCTATCGACAAGATGCCGGTGCCGAAAGATGGAACTGATGGCCGTGACGGGCTTGGATTCGAAGACCTTGAGGTCGAATTCGATGGCGTGAAGACCGTTACCTTCAAGCTCGTTCGTGGTGATCTGACGAAGCAATTCGATCTGACCATGCCGGTCGTGGTCGACTGCGGGATATTCAAAGAAGGCCACGTGTACACGCCCGGCGATTCCGTGACATGGGCCGGGTCGTATTGGATTGCCCAAAAGGACACCGGCGCGAAGCCTGACAGCCCCGAAAGCGGATGGCGCTTGGCCGTTAAGAAGGGCCGGGATGGGAAGGACGGCCGGAACGGCGTCGACAAGACAGCCCCGGTGAAGCTATGAAGCTCGTTACGTTGCAGCAGTGCCGGGACAACATCCGTTCGGATACGGATGCTGACGACGCCGATCTGGCAATGAAGATCGAAGCCGCCAGCGATGCCGTGATGGACTATCTGGGCGAGTACGGTGCCACCTTTACGGATTCCTCAGGGCTGGTGGAAGTCGATTCGAACGGCGACCCGGTGGGTGTGCCTGCCCGGGTACAGCAGGCCACTATCTTGACGGTGGCGTATCTGTATCGAGAGCGTGATGGATCGCAGGAATTCGCTGTTGGCGACCAGTGGGGATACGGATATGCGTTGCCCAAGGCGGCCACTGCGTTGATCTACAGCCTGCGTAAGCCCACGGTGGTCTGATGCTTGATTCCGGAAAGCTGCGCCACCGCGTTTCGATTGAGCGCGTCTCATACGTTCAGGACGCGACGACCGGCGCGATGGTCGAGACCTGGGCGGAAATCGCGAAGGTTTGGGCAGCCGTCGAGCCGCTGTCTGCTCGAGAGTTTGTGCAGTCGGCGGCGGGTCAGTCCGAAGTGACGGCGCGAATCACGATCCGTGCTCGCGAGATCCTGGCCACTGATCGCATCATCCATCGTGGCACTGTCTACAACATCCGAGGCGTGCTTGCCGACAAGGATAGTGGGCTCGAATACCTGACTCTGCCGGTCGCGGCCGGGGTGAACGAGGGCTGAATTGGAGTTTGTGTTGCTGGCACCGGGTCCGAGCATGAGCCGTGACCTAGCCGAATCCATGCGCGGTAAGCGTGTGGGGGTGGTCAGCAACGTGTTTGAACTGGCGCCTTGGGCCGACTTCCTGGCTGCGAATGATCGCGCATGGTGGAGAGCCTACCCCGAGGCGATTAACTTCGTAGGACGGCGCTTTTCCAGCAGCGAGATGCATGGCGTGGAACGCTGTCGGCCTGGGAATACGCAGTGGGCTAGCGGTGTTCTAGCGTTGCAGGTTGCGGTAAATCTCGGCGCAAGTCGGATCCGACTGTATGGCTTTGATATGCACGGATCGCATTTCTTCGGTGAATACACGAACGGCTTGGTGAATACGAAGCCGTTTCGGCGGGCTGTCCACATGCAGCAGTTTCGAGACTGGGCACGAGCCAACAGCGCGATTGAGGTTGTGAACTGTACACCGGGCTCTGCGCTGGATTGCTTTCCAATGGAGGCCGCTTGATCGTTCGGGGGATGAAGGGGCTGGGGGACAACATTTACCAGCGTGCCTTCGTGAAGAAGCTGCAAGGCCCGGTTTATCTTGAAACGCCCTGGCCAGAGTTGTACGAAGACCTTCCCGACGTGAAGTTTGTTAGGTCTGAAACGCCGTTGCGGACTCAAACCAAGAACATGGCGAGACAGGACGAGGCGCGTTGGGTTAAGGCCCCGAGGGATACGACGGTCTCTGTCCAGTATGGGACAGCGGGCATCGTTACCGGGATGCGCCGGTGCTTTGGGGTAACGCCTGGGGAATTTGACCTACCAGACTTCGGCCCGTCACCAATTGCAGGGCGGTACATGGTGGTGCGACCAGCGACGATTAGAGCGGAATGGGTGGCAGAAGCGCGTAACCCGCTGACCATGTACATCGCCGAGGCCGCTGAAGCTGCGCGGGCAGCTGGGTACAGGGTCATTTCGGTGGCGGATCTGGAGCCAGGCAAGGAGTGGGCGGTGGGCAAGTTGCCACCGGCTGACGAGGTTTATCACGGCGGCGAATTCAGCGTCCGGCAACTCCTGGCATTGGTCCAAGGGGCTGCGGCGGTGATAGGCGGCATCGGCTGGATTCTGCCGGCCGCCATCGCTATGAAGGTGCCTGCCTGGATTATCTGCGGCGGGCAGGGCGGATTCAACGCCCCAGAACTAATTGCGGACGAGAAGTACATGGACCTGAGCCGGATTCGGTTCTCGGTTCCGGACAACCTTTGCCGGTGCCGGCAGAGACAACACAACTGCGACAAGCGAATCAAGAACCATGCAAGTGACTTTGCCGACTGGCTGCGAAGACTCCCTGATCTGGTGGCCTGAGTTGGGCATGGGGTTCCATCCCCGTCCCGCGATGGACTACACGACCAGCTATTGGGAAGAGTTCCGCCAGCGTGACTCGTCGCCGATGGGTGAACTGCTGACGGAAGCGCGATTGTGCCTGGTGCGTCGGCATTACGCTGGCCAGGTCGTGGACATTGGTATCGGTGGTGGTCGATTCGTGGAGTACGCGGCCGCGCAGGGCTATGACGTCAACGCAGAGGCCAACGAGTGGTTGCGCCAGCGGGACGCATACTGCGACCCGTACAGCCGTCCGGTGGATGCGATCACTTGCTGGGACAGCCTCGAACACATCCCCGACCCGGCTGCACTGCTGGCCCAAGTTCGCGAATGGGCGTTCGTTGCCATCCCGATCTTCGAAGATGGCGATGGCGTTCCGGCAAGCCGCCATTACAAGCCTGGCGAGCACATTTGGTACTTCTCCCATCGCGGCTTGATCGACTGGATGAAGGCCCAGGGCTTTGTCTGCATGGAACACAACGACGCTGAGACGGAACTCGGCCGCGAAGGCATCCGCAGCTACGCGTTCATGAGGATCAAATGAAGGTCGAGGTCAAGCTTACCGGCGTTGACGGCGTTTTGGCCACGCTCAAAAGCTTGCCTGCCGAGATCGTATCGAAGCGTGGCGGCCCGGTGAAGCTGGCGCTAGCCAAAGGCGCCAGGCTGATTCGCGACGAGGCCAAGAAGAATTTGCGGCGTGTTATCTCCATGAATGGTGACGAGTCGACCGGCCTGCTTGAGAAGAACGTGATTTCCAGCCGAGGCAAGCCGCCCAGCACCGGAAAGGGCGAACGCTACCTGGTGCGGGTGCGCCGCAAGAGCTACCCGGGGAAGACCGGCAAGCCGGTGACGACGCGCGCCACCGCCAGCTTTCTGGAGTACGGGACTGAAGACCAGCCCGCGACGCCTTGGTTGCGTCCCGCTGTGCGCCAGCACGGGGAAGCCGCGATCAACGTGATCACACAGGACCTGAACAAGCGCATTGAAAAGGTGGTGGCCGAGATGGGCGCCAAGAACCGGAACAAGTAATGCTGCCAGCCGTATTTCTGACCCTCAAGACAGCCGCTGTGCTGGCAATCGTAGGGGGCACGCCCGTTCGGATCTTCCGCCACGGTGCCGCGCCCCAGGATATCGAGAAGCCCTATGTCACGTGGTTCGAAGTCGCTGGTCAGCCGTATGACCAACTGAGCGGAACACCGTGCGGCGACTTTGACAGCGTGCAGATCGATTGCTGGTCGAAGTCCGATACGCAGGTCGAACAACTGGCAGAGGCAGTACGTGACGCTGTAGACGCGGCTGGTATCGCCAATCGCATTGTCGTGAACCTCCGCGACCCCGACACCAAGCTTTTCCGAATTGGCCTTGAGGCCGATTTCATTACGTCCCGCTAAGCAGAACCCTTTTAGTCAGACTGCCCGCCTTGAGCGGGCATTTTTATTTGGAGCATCAAGATGCCGATCAAGTCTCAAGGTACCGAGCTTTTCTACGTTCGCCCCGGTTCCTCGCCGGTCTTGGTCAAGTTGCACTGCCCGACCGGCATTACGGGTCTCGGCGGGGCAGCGGACCAACTTGAAACCACGTGCCTCTCCGACACGGAAGACAAGCAGTACGTCCGTGGCCTGGGCAACCCGGGCCAGGTATCGGCCCCCGTAAACTTCGACCCGCAGCAGGTCAGTCATGAAGACATGTTCGACCTGAAGGCGTCGGGTGAAACCCTGCAATGGATCATCGGCATGTCAGATGGCACGACACTGCCGACCCTGGACTCCAATGGAGACATCGAGCCGCCCGTGGGCCGCTCCAGCATCCAGTTCACCGGCTACATCTCCGACTGGGGTCTGGACTTCGCCGGCAATGACGTTGTGAAGGGCACGCTGACGATCCAGCGGTCCGGCTCGGTCGTCTTCACCAAGAAGGCCTAACCATGCTCAATAAGTCGTACTTTGCGCCGGAATCGGTGTTCGAAAAGGAAGTTGACCTCGGTGACGGCAAGCTTCAAAAGCTGCATTTCCGCAAGTACAGCGGCGCTGCGTTCAATGCCTACGGGCACGCGATTCATTCAAATGACTCGTTGGTGCACGGCAAGGCTAACGCCATCCTGATCGCGGATTGCTTCTGCGACGGCGAAGGTAACCGGCAATTGACGCTCGCGCAGGCATGCGCTTTGAACCCTGTCCCGATGAAGGCGCTGTTTGTTGCCGTGCTTGAGGTCAACGGCTTCACCGTTGAAAAAAAATCGGCCGATGAAGAAGAGCAAGAAGACCCGGGAAACACGTAGAGGTCGGCTGCGACGACTGGTTATGGGCTGTCCTTGCAATGAGGCTCGGGGGCAGAACGATCCAGGAGTTAATGTCGGCCATGACTCAGCATGAGTTTCTGTATTGGAAGGCGTTCTACGAACGGCATCCGTTTGATGATCTACACATGTTCCATCGCCCGGCCGCGCTTGTATCCCAAAGCATGGCTGGTGGAGATATTGCGCAGAAGATTGAATGGCTTTCTAACCCGATCGTACGGGACTATTCCAATGCCGATTTGCGCACTCTCAAGGCGTTCGGCCTGAAACCATAAGGATAGTTAGATGGCAACAGCAGGCAGTATCGTCGTAGATCTCAAAATGAACACGGGGTCGTTTGAGACGGACGCCCAACGTGCGTCGAAGGCGTCGGAGAAGCGCTTCAAGGAGATTGAGAAGCAGGCGAAAGATGCTGCGTCATCAGTTAGCGGTGCATTCACCGGTCTTCTGAGCGGAGCTATTCTCGGGATTGGCGCTGGAACCGTCTTCGCCAAGTTCATTGAAGAGACGAAGAATGCTCAGAACGAGCAAGCTCAATTAGCTGCTGTCCTAAAGTCCACGGGGAACGCTGCAGGGTTTACCGCAGCGGAGTTGAACAAGATGGCCAGCGGTATGGCCGGGTTCGTCAGCGAAGGTGATATCAACCGCGCTCAGACGCGGTTACTGTCTTACACCGGCGTCGTAGGTGATGAGTTCCCCCGTGCGCTCCAGGCCGCTATCGACATGTCGGTACGTCTTGGAATGACTGTTGAGCAGTCTGCTGAGACGGTTGGTAAGGCGTTGGACATTCCCAGCAAGGGGCTCACCGCTCTTTCCAAGCAGGGCTTCCGCTTCACGGAAGATCAGAAGAAGCTAGTAGAGTCTCTGGAAGCCACGGGCCGCGTGGCCGAAGCACAAGACGTGGTTCTCAAAGCTCTCGAGTCTTCCTATGGCGGTGCTGCGGAAGCTGCTCGGGAGACATTGGGCGGCGCTTTGCAGGCGTTGCAGAACCAGATTGACGACCTGATGACAGGCGAAGGCGGCAGCGTCGACGGGTTGACGGATGGTATCAACGGCCTTACCGATGCGCTGGGCAGCGATGAGACAAAGCAAGCTTTCGCTACCTTCTTAGAGGGTATGGCAAATGTTGCCACTCAAGCCGTCCAGTTGGCGGCCGACTTCGTTACGGTAGCTGACAAGGCCGGTGGCTTTATTGCTGCTCTTGGCGCTTTCGGCCCTAGCAATGGGATCGGTAGCTTGTTTCGAAGCGATGCCGAAAATATTGAAAAAACCACGCAGGAACTGTCCGACCTTTCCGACATGCAAGACCGCTTGAATGCGGGCACTGCGAAATGGAATGACTACAACCAGAAATCTCTTGATGTGGCCCGCAACGCCGCCGAGGCGCGCCTTTCGTATTACCAGAGGCAAGTTAACCGAAACGAGGCTGGCGTATTCGGCGCTTACAAAGGAGCGGGAAAGACCGGAGGGCCGATCCAGGAGTTGGACCCTATTAGGGTCACCGGATCAGGCTCTGGTGGTGGGGCTGGAAGGGGCGCTAAGGAGCGCGTAGACCAAGGTCAGAAGCTCATCGACCAAATGAATCAGCGGATCGCGCTGATCGGAAAGGAAACCGAGTACGAGAAACTGCTTGAACAGGTTCGAATCGGCTCTGTCACGTTCAAGACTCAAGCCCAGCAGGAAGAGGCGTTGGCGTCAGCGCAGACACTGGACTTCATAAACGAGCAGGTAAAGGCTTACGAAGATTCCACGAAGCAGGCGAAAGAGTTCGCCAAGCTGATGGACGACCTGTACCCCGAGAAGGCCAAGGGCGATCAGTACGTAGCTCAATTAACGTTGTTATCCGACGCCCTCGCACAAGGGGCCATCAATGCTTCTGAATTTTCTGATGCCGTTGACCGCCTTAACCAGAACTTTGAAAAAGACTCTGGCGAGATGGGCGAGTTCGCCAAGCAAGCGGCACGGGGAATTCAGAACTCGCTCGGCGATGGGCTGTACGAGATCATGCAGGGCAACTTCAAGAACATAGGCACGGCGTTCCTCCAAATGCTGCAGAAGATGGCCGCCGACGCCCTTGCTGCCCAGCTTGCGAAGAAACTGTTCGGGGATTTCGATTCTGGCGGCGGGATGGGCGGCATTGTCGGCGCCCTGTTCAGCGGCCTTGCAGGTAGCACAGGCGGCGGGATTGGATCGGCTACAGCGACGGACGTCTACAACGCGGGCGGCGGTCTGATGTATCTGGCTGACGGGGGCTATACCGGGCCAGGCGGCAAGTACGACGTGGCCGGAATCGTTCACCGAGGCGAATACGTGCTGAATTCAGACGCGACTAAACGGCTTGGTCGTGGGTTCCTTGACCGGCTCAATGGATACGCTGATGGCGGGTATGTTGGCGCCGACCGTGGCCCGGCTGGGCTGGGAATGGGCGGGATGAACCTGAACATTGAGACGAGAGGCGTTGATATCGAGGTGGTCGAAGCGCGTCGGAACGAAATGTCCTTGATTGCCCGGCAAACGGTCTATGCGGAAACGCCTGGTTTGATGCAACGAGAAATCGCAAACCCCAGTAGCCGCGCTTCCCGCCAACTCGGTCGCAGTACCGATGCCCAGCGCAGGCGGTAACGATGGATCTTCTACCGATTTGTCCAACTCAAGCTGGCTACGGCGCAGACTTCCGTGACGGCATCATTCAGATATCGCTTGACGGTGGCGCGCCCCGGTCCCGCGTTGATATACCTGGCGGCGCTTATTCCATCAACGTTCAATGGGTCGTTCGGGAGGATGACTATTCGCTTCTTCAGGGCTTTTACCGGCGTCAGAAAAGAAGTGGCTTTGCTGGCTTCCTGGCCGATTTGGTGCTGGACACCTCTGGTGTCGAGCGCTACGAGGCCACCTTCCAAGCCGGTTCCTTTCGGCTTACGGGGAAGAACGGTCCCGTTTTCACCGTCACTGCGGCACTGTGGGTCTACCCGTTGTCGAAGTACGAAGACCCCGAGACGGATCCGTATGAGTACATCCTTGATCTGATCCCCTACTACGGCAGTGCGGAGAACGTTCGGCGGATGCTGAATCTCTTGGAGAAGCTCGTCAACGTGGACTGGCCGAATGACTGACGCTTCATCGCAATACATCGATTTCTTCTTTGGGGCGCCGTCAAGCGTTGCGGAAATCCAGACGATAGAGATCAGCCAGCCAAGCTTTTCCCAAGTTTGGCGGCTGCAATCGTCGTATCGAAACGGATTGACCGCGAAGCTGGAAAGCGGGGAACAGGTCAGCTTTATCTATGTCCCTATGCGGATCAAGCCGCTTGACGAACGTGCGAACCTGGATTTCGGGCTGACCGTAACACTCGGGGACCTTGGTGAAATACTGCCGGACGAGATCCAGCGTGCGAGAGCAGCCGGGACGCTTAAGAGCAACCCGCCTGTTGTGAAGTACAGGGCCTACAGAAACGACGATCTGGAAGCGCCGATGTTTGGCCCGGTGTCGCTTCAGGCTAGGCAAATTGCTAGAACGGGTGAAGGGGCAAAGTTCAATGCAACGGCGCCGGAGGCGAACGCGAATAAGACAGGCGTTCTATACCGGTCAGACCTTTTCCCTATGCTGCAAGGTTTCCTGTGAGCGTCGACTCTCTCCTGGATAAGGTGTACGACCGTAAGCATTACAACTGCCTGCACTTCGCCGCCGATTCATGGCATCACCTGACCGGCGACGATCGCCTTCACAGGGTCCGGGAAGATGATCTTCAAACAGGCCGGCTTGTGGAGATGTTTCGGGGTATGAAGCGGCACGGCGAGGCCACGGATGCTCCGTCGCTGGTGCTAATGGACACGTTGGACGGCCTGCTGCACATCGGTGTTTGCTATCGCCGTAGGCTATTGCACATTTCTGAGGCTGGCTGCCAGTTCCTGCTCGTTGACGCCGTGCGGCCGCTTTACAAAAATATGAGGTTCTACTTTTGATCATCGTGCAGCTTATCCGGTCGCCAGATGCCCAGGTTGAGACGCATCACGTGTCGGACTTCCTTGCGTTCTTGCGGGCTGAGCTCGGCGCTCACTTCCCGCCGGGCAGTCGCATTACAAATGGGGCAAGTGGCCAAGATGTCACGCCCAAGACGCCTGAAGATATTGCCGCCCTGCGAGAAATGGCTGGACCGTTCGTGGTGGAGGTAGCGCCGGGTGAGGTTGGCTTCTGGACGGCGCTTGCAGTCGCAGTTGCTTCCTCAACTGCGTCGATGATCCTGGCCTCTATCTTCGCCCAGGAACCGCCAAATTCGACCGCTCGCAATGTCCAGCAGGAGTCTCCAAATAACGGACTTTCTGAACGCACTAACAAGGTCCGGGTGAATGGGCGTGTTCCGGATATTTATGGCCAGGTTCGATCGACACCGGACCTATTGGCGCCGCCTTACAAGATTTTTGAGAACCATGTGGAAAAGGAAGTGGCGTACATGTGCATAGGCCGAGGTGCCTATGAAATCCATGACGCCCGTGACGACACCACGCAGGTAACAGAGATCGCCGGGGCGTCTGTTGAGGTGTATGCGCCGTTTACGTCGCCCAATAGTGGGTCAGCGCCCCAAGTGCGTATTGGCAATGCGATAAACCTACCGGTCATCACTGCAAAGAGAGTCAACAGCGTCAACGGGCAAGTGCTTCAGCCCCAGGACGTCGGCAGCGTGGTCCGGCGTGGCATGGTATTCAGATCACCTAACGAGATCGTGTCGCAAGACTCGGACGTGGATTTCGCAGACTTGTTCATCCCTGGCGATTCGATATCAGTCCAGTTCGCTGCCCAAACTGACGGCATATTTACGTATGCGCCTCCATTGGGCGCTACGTTCAACAGAGGACCTACTCTTGATCCTACTTGGGGGGAGATCACTTTCGCCGGGGATCACACCGCTGATTGGGCTCCCACTCAACTGCTTACGTTGGCCAATGCGACCGTTTACTGGCCGGGGGATGGTGAACCAGGTTCGGCGTTTTCGACGAATGTAGGCGGTAACTACGAGATCCTATCTTGTACTTACGATGCGGTCGAAGATGCAACCACTATCCGGGTAGATATCCAGGGGAACACAAGTGCTTGGGGCGTAGCGATCGGTGGAGCAAGCGCAGGGATTGGCACCGGAACGCCGACTTTATCCCGCACCTCTGGCGTAGTCTTGTTCGATCTGTCTGGCGTCTATCTTGTGACCACCGTGACTTCCGGGCTGCTGACGCTAAACAATCCATCGGCAGTGAACGCAGACTGGGATGTTCTGCAAGACGATTACGGCGGTGTATCGGCGGTGTTGAATCCGACCATTACAACGACCGGTGAACGTTGGGTTGGCTGGTTCACGGTCGAGTCCATTCGTCCGATCAGCCGAATCATTTCCAATGTGGTTGCCCTCAACGGACTCTACAAAGACAACGGCCGGCAACAGTATCGTCGTGACGTGACTTATCGGATTGAAGCGCAGCGAGTAGATGCGGCGGGCGCACCGTTTGGTGATGTATCTGCTTTCGAGCGGACGATCAACGGCTCAGCCGTTAGCCGGTCAACCCGCGCGGACACCCTGGATGCGATGCTTCCTGGCGACAGTAGTACACGCTGGAGGTTCCGTGCCCGACGTCTTACCGATTCCGATACGGAATTCGAAGGCTCGGTGGTAGATGAGATCAAATGGCGCGACCTTTACGCCTGTAGTTCGGTGGATCAGGCGCACTTTGGGGATGTGACAACGGTACAGTCTGTCAACTTCGCCACGGATGGCGCCCTCGCGATCAAAGAGCGGAAGCTAAATCTGCTGGTTACCCGTAAGTTGCCCCAGCGAATCTCCGGGTCTTTGTTCACCAGCGAACTGTATCCGACAAGGAGTGTGGCTGACATCCTCTCGGCAGTTTGCTTGGATCCACAGATCGGGAATCGGCCGGCATCCGAAATTGACTTCGATAATTTCTACCAGACGCAGCAGGCCACCATCGAGTACTTCGGTGTGGACATTGCGCAATTCAATTACACGATCGACAGCGATAACCTGTCTTTCGAAGAAACGATATCTATGATTGCCGAGGCGGTCTACTGTCGGGCGTACCGTCGCGGGAGCGTGATCCGTCTGTTCTTCGAAAGGCAGACGGAAGATTCGTCAATACTGTTCAGTCATCGCAACAAATTGCCTGGTTCGGAGCAGCGTACCGAGGGTAGCGCGGCAGAGAACGACGGGGTTGAGTACCAGTGGATCAACCCTGCGAATGACGCAGCTGAAACGATTTATTTGCCGGCCGACCGATCGGCGGTCAACCCAAAGAGAATTGAGTCGGTCGGCGTCCGCATTGAAGCCCAGGCGAGCATCCATGCGTATCGAGAGTGGAACAAACTCCGCTTCCAGGATCTGGTGACGGAGTTCGACGCGCTGCCAGAGGCCAACTTGCTGACCATCAGCGAACGGATCCTTTGCGCGGATAACACGCGGGGCCAGAGCCAGGATGGGGACATCATTTCCGTTGACACGGAGAATCCTCGCCTGGTCACGCTATCACAGGCATTTGATTGGTCTGGCGGCACTTCATTCACGATCTTTATGCAGAACCGAGACGCGGTTGTAGAGGCTATGGGGGTGTCTTCTGGCGGTTCAAGCAGACTCGCTCTGTTGGAGCGCGCCCCTCGCACTCCGCTCGTCGTCCGTGGTGAGGGCTACAACGCAACAGCCTACGTTATCACCTCGAATTTGAACGCTAGGCAGGCTCAGCCGTTCCTACTGACAGAGAAAGAAGTGCCGAATGACGACGGAACGATTCCGCTGACCGCCATCAACTACGACGACCGTTATTACCAGAACGATTTCGACTTCGCATAAGAAGACCTCTTCCAGCTAGACCCCGCTACGGCGGGGTTTTTTTATGGGCGCTCAAATGGCAACCGACCCGATTTCCCTACTGCAGCTTCGGAACGCTTCTGAAGATGCGCAAGATCTAGAGCATTACGTCAACGACGATGCTCCCGCTCTTATCCAAACTCGCATTGGCGGTCAGAAGCCCAACTATGCAAAGCTGGTGGCTGATTTTCAAAGTTCGGCGCAGGTGATCCTCACAGAGACTGAACAAGAAGCAAACGACGCAATCGACCGTATGACGTCGTTTGTGGACCGGGGCGTCTGGCAGCCTGCCACCGCCTACGACCGGAAGGACGTCGTCACGGTCGATGGGATCGCCTACATCACGCTTGAAGACCATACTTCGTCGGCAAGTTTCGAAGATGATCTGGCCGCTGGCCTTTGGCAAGTTTTTCAAGGGGTGAACCGCGCTGAACTGGCAGATAGCAGTGGCTCGTCCTTGGTGGGATTCATCCAGGCAGGGACGGGCGCGATTCCGCGCTTGGTCCAGGCCAAGAACCGAGATGAAGTGGACCTTCGCGACTTCCTGGGCGATGGTTGGGCGGGCGGCGATGCAACCGCTGGGATAGACAATGCGATTGCCCAAGTCGCGGGAACGGGTGGAACCCTTACCGTGACTGACGACTATGACTACACGGGCGAGCTTGTAATTCCTGGGCGCATGAAACTTAAGGGACGGGGAGGGAAGATAAGGTTCACGATCGACCGGTCTACGCCTTCGATTCATGTGCTGAGTTCGAACGTCGCGATTGAAGACTTGCACATCGAAGTCAATTTGACCGAGGGCCTTGGATCTGGCGACGGGGCTAACGGAACTGCGGTCACTGTGGGCGAGTTCTTCTATAGCTCAGAGCCGACGGAGATCCGGAACGTCCGTATTAAAGGTCTGGTGGTGAACCGGACACCGGGTTCTTGGGGTGGTCACGTCATCACGGTAATTGGTCGGGTAGCGGGAGTGAGGATCACCGAGCTGACGACGGTATGGACGCCGGGCGCAAACAAGCACGGTAATGCGGTCCTTGTTCACTGGGGCGCTGTGGCCCCCGGTGAAGGCACGCCGTTCACAGGCGCGTCCTACCATCCGAATGACATTCGAATTGACGACCTGACGCTTGACGGCCATCTGCGGGCCTATCAGTTGAGCTCCTGCTATGACGTGTCAGTCCGAAACGTAAGCGGTATCAACATTGAGCGCGTTGGCGACATCATCCCTGGAGATGAGGCGAATCGGTATGCGTCGGCCGAGCAGAAAGACCTGATCGGCTCAAACATCTTGGTGGAACAGCTCAATGTTTCGGGCCTCATTGCCGACAGTCTCGCGCCGATTCGCGTGTATGGGTTGGGATTCTCTAAGTTTGATACGACGGCAGGCGGCGAAGTCCTGATCAACTGGCTGCAATACCGCGCTGTGCGCTTCTCCCAGATTGTTCTTACTGGTGCCGACGATATTGTCAGGGTGATCGACTGCCAAAACGCATCCGGATCCATCGTTTTCGAAGATGTGGATATCCGGGGTGGCCGTATCGGTATCGGTAACCGAGTGCTGGATGGTGGCCGGGGCGTGGTCTTCCGGAATGTCACTTCGCGGCAGCGCATCGGCTATGAGATCCAGAACAGCACGGACGTCAGAATTGAAAACTGCGAGCATTCCGTGGGCGATCGGACCGGCTTCGTCGGGGACGCGACGACGTGCCTGTTGGTAGGCCGTCGCGTGTCGTCCACGCTGGCGTCTGGCATCGTTCCTGGCTCAGAAAATTTGGTCTTGGCCGCAAGCTTCGGACAGAACCTGTACCCGGGGTCGCAGATCCTGATCAATGGCAGCCTATGCCGTGTGCGGGGTTCGACCATGATCCGGGGCACGGAAACGACCATCCCTGTCGAGGGCGTCACGGTAACCGCTACGACGGGCGCGACGGTAGTGGCCGACGTTTCGTCACGGAACGTGATCGTCGACGGAATGACCACGACTGCTGCCGATCAACTCATGGTCATGACGACGGCCGGAGGCGGCACTTTCTACTCGGGGATCAAGGTGCTTAATTCCCACTGCCGACGTGCCGAGAAAATGGCGATCACGACAGCCAATTGCGAGCACGTTGAAATCGCTGGAACTAGGTTCGAAGACGGTCAGGCAGGGGACGTGACCATAGGCGCTGGAAGTACTGGAGCGATGCTCCACTGCAACATGTTCGGCTTGAACGCGACCGTGGCGCCGACACTTCTCAGCCTGTCGACAGACAGCGGCAACTGCATTGTTCGTGACAACCTTTTCGATAAGTGGACCACAGCGGCCATCACACAAGGCACGCAGAACAGCACGCGAACGGACGCCGGCCAATACAACCAGTTTTCGGGCAATAAGTCGACCAGCGGTGCATTGCTGGATAGCGGAACGACGAACAGCTATTACGAGCTGTACCGCAATCGCGTGATTCGGGCAGCAGCAGCGCCCACCACTGGAACCTGGAAGAACGGCGACCGGTGCGACTACATCACGCCGACGGCTGGGGGCAAGGTGGGAGCCGTTTGCACCGTCGGCGGCACGCCTGGCACCTGGAAGGAATTCGGGGCGATCGATGCGTGATATTCCGATGAAGCCGCAGGCTTCTTGCCGTCTATAGGGGACGCGATGTTGTCGCTTCAAAGGAAAGCCCATGGCTGACGAACATCTGTCCGATGCGTTCATCAAATCACTGCACGCGCGCGTCGTGCAAATGGAGCAAGACATGGCCCACAACGCGGAAGCCACCGCGCGGAATACGGACTCTATCGAAACCATCCGCAAAAACACGCAGGACATTATTGACACGTTCCAGGCGCTGGCGGGCGGGTTCAAGGTCTTGCAGGGGCTGGGCCGGCTTGCCAAGCCGCTGGCCTACATCGTGGGCCTGGTCACTGCCGTGATCACTGCCTATTCGGCTTGGAGGGGTATCAAATGATCCCGGCCGCACTGAAGCGCAAGATTGTCGCGGCGTCTGCCGCTGGCGCACTGGCTATTGCTGGCGTGTTGGTGACGCACTTCGAACCGGGAAAGGTGCGCGGCAAGCCGTACATCGACCCGGTGGGCTTGCTGACTGTGTGCGATGGGCACACCGGCCCGGATATCGACCCGAAGCGGATCTATACCGACGCCGAGTGCGATGCGTGGCGTGACGCCGATCTAGCCATTGCTGACCGGGCGGTGCGCCGGCTAATCACGGTGCCGCTGAATGACTGGCAGCGCGCGGCGTTGATCGACTTTACATACAACCTGGGCGCCGGCAACTTGGCCGAGTCGACCATGCGACGCAAGTTCAACGCGGGCGACTACGCCGGCGGGTGTGCCGAGCTGGACCGCTGGGTGAAAGGGCGTGTGGGTGGTGTGCTGGTGACGCTTCCTGGCCTCGTTACACGCAGGGAGGCGGACACATGGGTCTGCCTACAGCGTTGATCGGCTGGAAGGGCTATGCAGCGGCCCTGGTGCTGGGCGCGGTCCTGCTGGGCGCAGCCGGCGCGGGCGTCGCTTGGTATGGCGCGCATAGGGAGGCTGCTGGCGTCACCCGCACGCAACTGCAGGCCGCCGCCAATGCCCGCCAGATCGAGGCGCAGTATCGGCGCCAGGAACAGGAAGTGGTGGCCGACTACACGAGCCGCCTGGAGAAAGCCAATGAAGCTGTCCGCGTATCGAATGCTGAGCGGGATCTTGCTGCTGGCACTGCTGGCAGCTTGCGGGACGCCATCGCAGCCCAGCGTGCCCGAGCCGCCCAAGCTGCCGCCCGCGCCGGCCTCTCTGAGCAAGCCGCTACCAGAGCCTGGGACGTTCTCAAAGCGTGCACGGACGAATATGCAGCGCTGGCAAGAGACGCTGACGCAGCAATTGACGGATTGAGAGAAGGGGATGCTTGGGCGAAGGCCGCGGCCAAGGCCAAGCCCTAGCTCAGCCCGCCAAATCTACGCCGAGTGCGCTGCGCGGCACCAGTCGGTAGCTTTCATCAGCCTTCCAGTTCGTCTGTAACAACGTGAATCTAGTAATATTCCTAGATTCGTCCGAACCGTTACGGCCAACAGAAATGATAATAAAGATCCATCGGGAACACCTGCAGTTCTTGTCTGACAACAAGATCTTCCTCGCTCCTTCTGGAGAGCAATCGGGCGGGTGGCTGCGAGTCGGAGCGAACTACAACACGATTGGAACTGCGGCCGTTGAGGCATATTCCGGCGTCTTTGCCGGCCCGCGCCTAAGTTCGGTGGGGGCCTTTGGATACACCAAGAGCTATTTCCCGCCCAACATGGTGCGTATCGGTCGATACTGCGCAATCGCGGATCGCTGCGAGATCATGCCCGGCGATCACCCCATGGACCGGTTGAGCATGTGCGGCTTTGACTACGCCCGCAGTGCTCCTTTCAGTGAGTTCGAACGCGACCGCAGCGTGCTCATGCCTAAGAAGGCACCGGGCATCAATGGCGGCTCATCGGTGATTGGCAACGACGTGTGGATCGGAGCCGGTGTGATGATCAAGCGCGGGGTCACGATCGGTGACGGGGCCGTGATCGCGGCGCGATCAATCGTCACGAAAGACGTGCCGCCCTACGCTGTTGTGGCCGGATCTCCGGCACGCATCAAGAAGTATAGGTTCGACGAAGCCACCATCGCGCGCCTTTTAAATAGCCGGTGGTGGCAGTACGCCTATACGGATTTCGTCGGTTTCGACACGAAAGATCCGCTGGCATTTTTGGATGGTTTCGAGACAGCGGTAGCCGAATCGGCCATCCAGCCCTACGCGGAAACCCGGATAAACGTCCATGCGGAGTTCTGCCGGATCAGCGCGGAGATTGAAAAAACGGCCCCCGCTGTTCGGGCTGTTAGTTGAGTTCTAGCGGGGCGCCATGCCCTTGCGAAGCTTGTCCGGTGCTTCCATCAGATCCTGCACGTCCTGGTCCCGCTCGATTACACAGGGTTCCGCGCGCAGCGCTTCCATGAACTCGTCGTATAGATCGCCCGTGACGCCGGCGGGGCGCTTGAAGTCGTCCGATAGCTGGTAGGCGCGCAGCAGGCTGGCGCGTAAGCGCTTGACCTCCCACAGCAGGGCGATCACATCGGTGTTCCATGGCTGCCGCTCACGGATGGCGCGCAGGTCGTTGTGGGAGAGGGGTGGTTTGAACGGCATGGCTGAAAACACTGGTTGGATATCCAGTATAGACCAGCGATATCGGGGTCACTTCATCGGCGTTGCGACGAGCTTGTCAGAGGGGATGGGGACCAGGAGTTCGCGGGTCGCTTCGACCGGCGCGGTCAGCCAGTCGTTGTAAGCACCTTCCGGCAGGATGACGACCATGCGCTTTTCCTTGCCGGGCTGATGGTAGAGCCGGAAAAGTGGATCGTTGTCCGCATTGATGGTCAGCATGGTGTAGCTCTCTTGCCATTGGCCGGCCGCGTCTCGGTACCGGTCCCAGATGCCGGCTATGCCGAGCGGCGCACCATCCGCACGTGTGAATCTGGTCGGCACCGATTTATCGGTCTGGAACCTGGCCTTGGTTTCCTCGCGATGGTCAGGCTCGAATATCGCGTCTGCCGGGATGATGCAGTGCTGGGCACGGCGCCAGGCGTTGCCGAACGTGAACGACTTGGGCGCCGTCTCGCTGCGCGCGTTGAACGTCGAAAGCTTGCCTACCTTGTCCAGCCCATCGGGCTTGGTCATGGCGCTGATGAGACCCCAGCGGCCAACGACTGCTTCCCGCTCCGGTACCGCCTCGTCGCCCGCGTCATGCTCCACCTGCCGGCGCACGAACACGCCCTGGTAGCGCGGCCACATGTCGTACTTGCCAATCGCGGCTGTCTTGTCGCGCACGCCGAACTTCTTGAGCAGCAGCTCGGCGTCTTTCAGGGTTTGGTAGTGGCTGCACATATGGATCGCCTAATCTGGCCCGATGTGGTGGAATTTACTTCCGTTGAAGACTATGTGGCCATTGCATGAACTTCAAGCACCCGCATGACGATATCAATTTTGAAATACCTGATGACTGGTTGACCGAGGCCACTCGTCTCGCAGAAACGAATATCCGCATCGGCGCTCAGTGCTGGGTTGGCAGCGTCGTTTTGCCTATAGAGAGGATAGCCGCACCAGTCAGAACATGCGGTCGCCCAAGTTTTGATAGGGGGAGAATGTGCTCAGTTCTTGGCGCGATGATGGCCGGGTCTTGGACGCCGCCGATATTTGTTAGACCGCTACCAAGTGCCGCCGGTAGATACGCCGTCTTCGACGGGATGCACCGCTACTATGCATCGGTCGCCTTGGGCCTCGGAACGATTGAAGCTCAGGTCATCCCCGAATGGTGACGCCTGCGCCCCTGGTCGGTGGTTTCGCCGTGCCAGTGGGTACAGGTCCAGCACCCGCCGAGCTTTGGGGGCATGGGCTTGAAGTAGGACATAGCTGTATGAATGTACAGCTATCTGCATTCGAATGGCAGAATTTCCCCACACCACGCCAGAAAACAAAAAGGCCCGCATCGCTGCGAGCCTTAAAGATACTGGAGGCGCAAGCCGGAATCGAACCGACGTACACGGATTTGCAATCCGCTGCATAACCACTCTGCCATTGCGCCAGCACTTGCAAGAAAAAAGGAAGCGCGGTGTTGGCCGTTGCTTCCTTTTTGTATTTGGAGCGGGAGACGAGTCATGCACTAGAGCGCTAAGTCTCTGTTTCCCAATCACTTTCTCCACTGTGGTGATCAGCGAAGAACTTAATTATAGCCTTGTTTTTCGCCCTCGGCAACAAAGTTCATCCAACCACTTCCACCAGCGTCCAAGGATGATCCATCCACCCGTCGTTACGCCTGATGCGTCCAGCTGCTGAGCGGGTTCGCTATCGAACTCCAACTTGCGACGATCATGACTTGCGCTCGCTCCGCAGGCAGCGCGGGGTGGTGTCGCGTGGACTGCCTGGCACCTGGACGGCTGTAGGACACAACCGCCGGCATCGGAACACCGCAAGTACTCATCTTTACATCGCTGCGGCTAACTTCGCCGGAGCGCAACGCGGCGCCAGTGTAGTGGCAGCCAGCCTCAACGAAGGCGTGCAGCAATCCGGTTCATCTGCTCGATCTCCGCGCGCTGGCCATCGGAAATCGCTTGGCATAGGTTGACGAGTTCCGGATCTGAGAGCTGCGCCTCGCGGCACATGAGGATCGCTCCCGAATGGTGCGGGACCATAGACGCGATGAACTGTCGATCGCCGATTCCGGTTTGAGCACGGGTAGCGGCAAAAGAACCGAGTGTGAGAACGGCAAACAAGCCGTACAGCACGAGATTGAGCCGCCGGTTTGGAAACATGCCGGGCATTGTCGCTAGCATGAAGATGCCCATTGGCGCCCACATAGTGACCGCCATGTAGAGCATGTTGAGATTGTTTCTGAAGTCCCTGGCGCCGTCGATCATGCTGAACATTACGAAGTACATGACGACGAGGCCCAACACCATGTTCACCCAGAACTTGGCGTATGGTCGGCCGTGCTTACCCATCTGACCGGATGTGTGATGTTGATGTTCATGGGAATGTTCAGCCATCTCCGTCTCCTATGTGCTGGGGCAACCTGGCAGGGTCACTGGTACTGCGGCAGATACTTTGTCGATATATCAGCATGTGGAGCGATGCATCACTAACCGCTGATTTCCAGTCACCAACTGGACGTAGGGGCGTCGAACGCTTCAACTCGCTGGTCTTGAACCGTCTGGATATCAGACCATACCAAATCGGTCTTGATGGGCTTTGCGCCACCTATGACGCTGGTACCGTGAGCGCCAATATCGAGCTTGCGTCCTCATCGCTCGATGGGCCGGCAACTGATCGATTCTTGCATATCAAGCAAGACAAGGCCACCTGCGGCGGACGCCAATGGCCTCCTCCGCCTTCGCTTAGGGCATCGCCTCAAGCGTCCGTCGCAGGCCATAACGACACAACAGCCCTTGGGCAAGAAAGGAGCCGGTGATGTAGCGCACCCGAAAGGAGACGAAGACATGCACAAGGACATTTCAACATCAAAGGTGTTCTATCGTCCCATCGAGGCGGCCATCCGATGGGCTGGGTTGCTGCGGTATCTCCCGATGATCCTGGCCACGATCGCGTCACCGCGTGTCCTGCCTCGGTCGCTGAACTGCCCTCGATGGAATGTGTGCCGGCTGCACTCGGAACGTATCTATGACGGCATCCTCAACGGAGAGCTGCCCTACGGCAAGAACGGGATCACGCTCAATGATCCGAAGCTGCTCAATTCTCTGGATCTGACTGTTCGCCATGTCGATCTAAAACGCTGGATGCGCACCCACTATCCCGAGCACCGGCCAGGATTTCTGTTCAGCCGTGGCGAACGCATGGCGCATCCTTTCATCACCATGGAAACAGGACAGGCGATCCTCGTGGAGCGGCTGGCCCTTCAGGCCGCGCTTGAACAAGCCCGACGTGAGATGCGAGAACTGCAGGAGCAGCACGACACGCTACTCAAGCAATCCTCGGTGCTGTTGGCATCCAAGCAATGCGAGATCAGCGAACGGGCGGAAACGACCTATCTCAACATCATTGGAGGGATGTTGACGCTGATGCTGAGCCAGTCGCCTTCAGGCGTGCCCTATTCCAGCTTCAAAACGCAGGAGGCCCTTGTCTCTGCATTGGTCGCCCACTACGGCGGCACCATGGGCATCACTGAGCGCACCTTAAACGGAAAGTTCGCCAACGCTAAGAGGTACGTTCGTAGCGCAAGCGCATGAGGTTATCCAGCTTGTATGTGCAATCGCGGAGATTGCATTTGCAATGTCTTTCCGCAGCCAGGTCTATTGAATAGAGGTCACGCCAACAAACGCCACCGAGCGTTCAGGAGTGACCGCCATGTCGCAG